ATTGGTAAACACCAAATTCCAAATCAATCGTTGATCTGTATAAATCCGGCCCGAAATTGTAAAATCAACCGAATACGTTGAAACGTTTTCCATTTGGCTGACCTGTTCCACATTGTTAATGTATCCCAATCCGTAGTAAAACATCCCGGCCGTTTGAAATACCCATTGCACCTCTTTTCGTGTGATAATCCGTTCGGCAAATTGATTAAAATTAACCTGATCAGAATAATCAACCAATCCTTCCGCTGAAAATGATGCTGATCGTTTACCGGCCAACACTTCCTTCCAACCCTGCGAATCTTTATTGGTAAATTCGGCCATGTCCATTTGCAAAGACATTGTGGCATTTTTGGAATGTCCTAATGCCACATCGCCTTCATACAAAACAACATTGGTGCCGTTTACTAATGCCATTAAACCGCAGGTGATTCAATTTCAGGTTCCGGTGTTGGTTCCGGTGGCACAGGTGGGATATAATCGCCTGTGATGGTCAAATTTAATTGCTGCGCAACCCAATCCCACGCATAATCATCCATTGTCCATTGCGTGTATGCCTCACCTGTCATCGACAAATTACCCTGTGCAACCTGTGCGCCAATTGATTTGTCTGCATTTTCAGCACTCAATGAATAGTAAAACGTTGCTGAATTGCCCAACGTTACATTTACGGCATATGCGTTTAAAATGGTTGCACTTAATGTTTTGCCATTGTCCCAAATTGAAACCGGTTCGATTGTTTTCATATCTTATAATTCTATTTCCTCATCAATATTTGTGAACTCAACACCCTCAACCCAATCTTTCAGGAATCCAAATTCCTCTAATCCCTCCGGATTAATTACCTGAATTAATTCAAAATCAACCTCAGTCAAATTTAATGCCTTTGATTTCTCAGTCAATTTTTTCAATCCATCTTTTGTGTACGAATAGCCCCCATTTTCTTTTAAAATTAGATTGCCATCCTTATCAACTGATGCATTGTCCAAACGGTATTCCTCTGCCTGTTCCTCGTATTTATCCAAATGTGGCTTTAATTTCTCGTTGATTTTAGCCAATTTCTTTTGTGCCTTTGTCTTTTGTTCACCGGCAAAATGGCTTAATACACGTGACAAAACAATGATTTCTGCGTATTTCTTTTTCATTTTATGTTGATTTGGTTGTTTAATATGCAAATATACGGATTATGGGCAATACGTTGAACCACTTACAATTTGAATTGATCCGTTGTATCCGGATGGTATCATCACCTGTGGCCCTTGCGATATTCCATTGTAATAAAAAAATCTATTAGTAAAACCGGGCAAAATATATCGTTGGCCAACCCCTAATGTTGAGAAAATACGTGTCCACGCACCTGCGCCACCATCGCACGGTGTTAATTGATAATATGTGTATTGAATTGCCACTAATTGGCTTTTGACCACCAATTTATTGTTTGGCACACCTACCAATGGGCCGGGTTGAATTTCAATGTATGATTGAATTAATTCCTTTCGAACGCAACGGCTTGCAGGAACACCAGATGGTGGCATTGGTAATATTTGCAAAAAATATCCATTATCACAGGCATTTTGTAAACTATCCCACGAACACGTTTGATTTGATGCTACATTTATCCATTGCATATTAATTCAGGTTTAATTTTGCTTTTAATTCTGCCACCTCTTTTTCTAATCTTGCAATTTTTGCCGTGTGAACTTCACGATATGATAATGTCAGAAATCCATCCGTTCCCTTTGTGACTGCATACGGCATTATTTTTTCGGCATCCTGTGCAAAATATCCTAATTCAATTTTGCCATTCTTTTCGTATAATTTGGCCTGCAAATTTTCAATTCCATTAACAATTGAATTATTTTCAATTAAAGTTTTTAGGCGAAAATCTGATGATTCAAAAAATGATGTCGCTGTGACAGTATTTAAAAAACTTGCTGCTCCAGTTGAACCTGTAATTTGTAGTGCATAATTTGCTGCACCTTGCATATAAAGCCAAAAATTACCACTTACACTATCAATTTGCCATGTTCTTGTTCCATTTTTACGTGCATTTATAATTGTGTAATCTGTTGTGCTATCTGTTGTTATTGATGGATTTGATCCCTGTATTCTTAACCCACCATTAACATCTAATTTAAAACCTGAATCTGTTGTTGTTCCTATTAGTACATTTCCGCCATCAAAATTTAACGCCAAGGCAGCCCAAGCATTTAAAGCACTGCTGTGTCCTCCTATTGATGCTTTTCCATTATAATTTCCAATTACAACTTGATCTGTTCCCCCACTTCCTCCAAATACACCCGAAATCCAATTACTTCCATCTGATGCAACTCTTAATCTTCTATCAGGGCTTGTAGTTCCAATTCCTACATTGCCAGAAAAACCAAACGAAATAATATCTCTTGCTCCTACGGTTGCGTGTTGTCTTCTCAATGTTAACATATCATCAGCAGCTCCAGTAACTTTAAAAGCATAATCAGTATTTACACCTCCATCTAAATAAAGTAAATCATTTCCTGAGCTTCCATTAAATATACCTTGCGTTGCCGTAACACTACTCGAAAAAGTGGAGGCTCCTGTGGAATGAACAATTCTCAATGCTTCTGTTGTAGGATTATTTGTTCCCGTTCCTACTAAAATTGAACTTATATCTGCGTTAATATATCCCGTTACAATAGACAATCTACCACCTGAACTTGAACGTAAATTATAACCCGGTATATTTGCACTTGCTATAAAAGATAAATCACTTGTATTTGAATATGCAGAAATTGATGTAACATTTCCACTAAATCTACCCGTACCATTTACATCAAGTTTGTATCCTGAATTCGTTGATGTTCCAATTAAAACATTGCCATTTTCCGCAAATGTTACTAATTCGATTCCTCCCGAACTTGTACTTCTGTTTGTTCCAAATACAAATCGAGCATCTGTTTGATTATTATTTGAATCAATATTAAAAAACATTTCATCTGCTGTATTGATAACTGCATTTATTGAACCTGCTGTTCCTAATGTTAAAACAGGTGAACCATTTGATGTACCTAAAATTGTAGCTGTAATTCCTTGAACTCCTCCTGCAAAAGAAGCACTTGTCCCGCTTAATGCTCCCGTAAATGTTGCACTTGCTGCATTTATAGAACCATCTGAATTGAATTTTAATCCTGTATTAGTATAATTTGAACCATTATAAAACCAAAAATCAAGACCATTAGATGCATTCATCTGTATTGCAATTTGTCTTTGATTTGAACCTGTTAATGCATTATCCCATTGAAAACGTGAACCTAATCCAATTGTTGCACTTGCACCTAATTTTGATTGTATATATGATGCAGATTGTATTTCAGCACTAAAATTGGCATTTGTTCCACCCAATGCACCTGAAAGACTTCCGCCGGTCAATGGTAAATAATTACCTAATGCAGATGCTAATGCATATGTGCTTGAATCAATACTACCATCAGCCTTTAAAAATTGACTTGATGTGCCACCCGATTTGATAAATCCCCACGATGTAATTGTATTATTAACTCCTGTTGTTATGTTTCCGCTTAAATTTATTTGGAATCTTGTTGCTGATCCGGCATCTTGATAAATGGATAATTGCCCCGAATCATAACCAATAAAAAACTTTCTTAAATTGTTTTCATCGTAAAAATTAATTCTTGATTCCAACCCTTGAATGTTCATTGACCCTGTAAATACAGGATTTGCGGCATCCGCTTTTAAAGCCAATCCGGCAATGACTGCGTTGTTATTTGGATAATTTGTTGCGCTTGCAAATAATGACGATGCAATCCTATCTAATCGCTGATATGTTGATGCCGCTGTTGTAATTAATAAATAATCAGCCAATGCTGTTGATGTAACATAGGTGCTTGAATCAATTGATCCATCTGCTTTCAAAAATTGTGTGGCTAATCCGCTTTCTTTTACAAATGATCCTGCTGTGATTGATTTTCCAACCCCTGAGCTAATATTACCGGTTGAACTAATTGAAAAACGTGTTGCGCCGGCTGTTTGATCGTATATAAAAAATACACCCGAATCAATAAAAACTGTGTAATCTGGATTATTATCTGTATCGGTAAAAAACAACTTTGGTTCTGCCCCTGAAATTGTCATATTACCTGTGAATACAGGATTAGCCGCATTTGCTTTCAATGCTAATGCTGCAATTACTGCATTGTTATTAGGGTATTGAATGTCACTTGCAAGCAAATTAATAGCCATTCTGTCCAACCTTTGGTATGTACTTGCTGCATCTGTCGTGGTTAAATACGTTGAATTATCGTATGAAATTGTTGTGCCTGATGCTTTTACAAATCCTGTCCCATCTAACTGCGCCTGTGGTGTGTAACCTAGCACCGTTGCAATGCTTTTATTTTTCCACAATCCTGTGGATGATTCGTAAAATAAACCCTGATTGTTGGCTTTGCTTGTAATTAATACATCGTGCAATTCCTCAATTTCAAATCCATTTTGAACGTTTACAAATATTTCACCATTGTTTGATTGTACACGTGTAACAACCCCAATGTAAACCATATTTGCCGGTGCAACAGGTTTGTTGGCTAAACCAAATAATAATGCACCATTAACACCCAACCAAACCGGATCACCTGCCTGTGCTGTTGATGTATCCAATCCGGCTAATAATCCAAATGTTACGCATTTAACCAAATCATTTGTTGCGCCACCTGTTTCAAGTAAACCAAACGTTTTTGAACTCAATGCCTCACTTGCATTTGATGCGGCCATCACAATCATATTTGTTCCGCTGCCACCGGTTGATCCAGAAACATAAACCGCTGTGCCTTTGGCTAATGTTGCGCCTAATTTGACCTCATTTTTGGTTTGTGTGGCAAAATTATCAATCCAATGTGTATTGTAATCGGTTGCATCAATTTTAGCCAAAATTTGACCTGCTATGCCACCTGTTGGTAAACCTCCCGGTAATGTTGGGAATGTAGCCAATGAACCATCCCCACGAATGTATTGTGAAATTGTACCGGTCGGATTATTGTATTTGGCATTTAATGCCGTTTGTAAATCTGTTTGATTTGACAATGTGCCGGTAATATTACCCCACACGGCTGCCGTTCCTGCGACCGTCCACGATCTATTTGCACTCAAATCATACGTTGTGCCATTGATTGTCAATGTACGTGTTGTAGGAACAGGTGTGTAACCTAATGCCGTGATGATTTGTGAACTCGTGATGCCGGTCAAATAAGTATTTGCATCCAATGATCCATCCGCCTTTAAAAATTGCGTGGCTAAACCATTAGTGACCTTGTATTTATTTGCTCTTAAAAACCCCTGTGAATCAATGAAAACATTTGATCCGCCCCCTAATCCATCTGTGATTTGCTTTTCGCTTGCTGTTAGGATGTCATTGTCAATTGTTTTTAACAATGCTTTGTATGTTTCCGCTACTAATTGACCGGTTAATGATGCCATTTTCTACCTGCTTATTTTAATGCAAGTTAAAAAATAAATAGCCTCATTTTATAAAACACGTATCCGATAATGATGACCGATTCAAAAAAGATGGTAATAATGGCCCACGCAGGAACTACATTTTTGATCACCTCTTTGTTTGAAATTCTAACATTGTCCGATTTTGACAATTGGTATTTAGATTTGTACACAGATTCGATTGAATCAATGTCAATTTTGGCCTCAATTCTGCCCTGTGTTGAACGCAATGTGATTGTGCCTTGTGGTATTACAAATTTCGAATAAAACTTGTTTAAAATGCC